AACACCCTGATCGCGAAGACGACCTGGCTCGACCCGCTCCAGGTCACGCCGAATGCCTCGCCGTGTGTCAGCCTTGATGCTGCTGGCCGCGCGATCGTGTATGGCAGCGGGCAGTACCGGCAGCAGGTATTTGACCAATTCTCGGACCTGGTGTGGGACCAGCTGACGGGAGACCCGATCGCGCTGCTGGGCAGTGGCAGCGCTGGCACGTTCTTCTCCTTCCCCGGCTCGACTGTCGGTGCGGCGAATGCCCAGGTGGTGACTAGCACGGTGCCGGTGGGCTTCGCGCTGACGGTTGGGAACCAGCTCAACTTCGTGGCCGGGTTCACGAACACAGCAGCGGTGACGTTGAACACGAGCGGGACTGGTGTGTTCTCGGTGCTAAAGCGGGCGAGCAGTGGCCTGGTGCCACTCGTTGCGGGTGATCTGGTGCTCGGCTCGGCGTACTCGGCGACCTGGGATGGGACCGAGTATCAGCTGCTGAACGGCGGGTGGCAGAGCGGGTTTGCGACGATCGCGAGCGCGGGGACGACGAATATCTGTGCGCTGGGGAATCCGTACGTGCAGGTGACTGGCACGACCACGATCACCGCATTTGACGCGAGCTGCCCAGCCGGCACGATCATCGGGCTCGAGTTCACGGGGGTGCTGACGCTGACGCAGGGCACGAACTTGCAGTTGCCGGCGGGCGGGAGCAACATCACCACGGCAGCGGGCACGACCGCGCTGGTGGCGGCAGAGCCCTCTGGCGTCTGGCGGGTGCTGTCGCTGACGCAGGCGAGTGGCAACTCGATCACCGGGGCCGCTGCTGGCGATCTCGCTGGTACTTATCCGAACCCGAGCGTGAGCACGTTCAACACTGGGCAGGGGATCTGGTCGACCGGCGATGTCAAGATGACGCTGAAGCTGACTGCGGACGTTGGCTGGGTGCTGATGAACGACGGGACCATCGGGAATGCTGCGAGTGGGGCGACGACGCTGGCGTCCGCGAGCACCTCGGCGCTGTTCGCCCTGCTGTGGACTGACTGCGCGAATGCGAACTGTCCGGTGAGTGGTGGCCGGGGCGCGAGCGCTGCTGCTGACTTCGCCGCGAACAAGACAATCAACCTGCCGCTGATGCAAAGCCGCGTTGTTGGCTCGGCGGGGACTGGCGCGGGGCTGTCGGCCCGCGTGTTGGGCTCGTCCTTTGGCTCCCAGACCTCTACGATCGCCCAGGCGAATTTGCCGGACTATGTGCTGCCGGACCCGGGCCACACGCATACGTATAATTTGAGCACTGGCAGTAACGACGGCGCGGGCGGGAACTTGCCCGGCACTATCTACACCCCGACGGCCACCAGTTCGTCCACGACTGGTGTGCACCTTGGCGGGTCGAGCACACCGCTGTCGATCATCCAGCCGACGACGGCGGTGAATTTCGAGATGAAGCTGTGACAGCAACAGCGCTGTCGAAGCTATGACCAGGGTCATTGATGGGCTGGTGTGGGCGAGGACGTGCCAGCCGCCGCCCATGTTTGCTGGCAAACGGCGAAGCCGCGGGGCCAAGGCTCAGGGCTTGCGGTATGAGCGAGCGCTGGCGAAGGCCCTGCCGACAGCAGTCCATGGGCAGTGGTTCGAGTTTAAGGATCGAAGGGGGGCTGGCTGGTGCCAGCCTGATCTGCTACTAGCAGTGGCTGGTGGACTGCTGGTGCTGGAAGCCAAGTACACCTGGATCCTCGAGGGGCATTTGCAGATCGAGAAGCTGTATCGGCCGGTTGTGGCGAAGGCCAGTGGCAAGCGCGTTTTCGGGCTGGTGGTGTGCAAGGTGCTGGTGCCGGAGGCCCTTGACTCCGGGGCCGTGATCACTGGCGACTGGCAGAAGGCAGTCGATATCGCGACTGCTGGCGGGAGAGTGGTGCTGCAGTGGCTACCGAAGGCGCCACTGGCGCCATCTTGCGCCATTCGTCCACGAGTCACCGCCGCACCGTTGGCGCCGGAAACCCTTGGCCTATAGTGTCAACCTATGACCCCCGCCGCTTCGCGGCGGTCAACTGGAAAGCAGGAGAACTGAAAGATGACTGATGGAAAACCCCTCCGCGAAGCGCCGGCGGCTGCCGGCGGGCCAAAGGCCGACCACGTCGGGAACGAGAAAAAGGCTGATATGCACGGGGCGCTGGAGGGCTCGCCCACGCAGGGCTTGCGAGGGGCGGTCGACGAGTTGAAAAAACAGCATCCCGAGCGGTATGATGATCTCGGCCCGCACCAGGGCTCGACCGCGCACATTCGGCACGTGCCGTTGCATGGGATGAAGCCCACGGGCAAGTACTCGAAGTAGGCGCCGCCTTCGGCGACTTTGCTGCCAGTAATCGCGAAGCGGAGGTGGGTAATGGCAAAACGCTTGAATGACACGGCCTCGCTCGCGGCGAAGCCGCTGGGCGCTGGTGAGAGCCACTCGATCTCGACTCGGAAGATCGACAACGGGTACATCACGACGACGAGTTCGTGCAATGAGGCCACTGGCGAGTATCGATCCTCGCAGGTGTTCACGAAGAACCCGCCGAGGATCACCCCGCCGGCAGCAGATGGTCGCCAGGGCGTCTCGCCGGACGGTGCTGGCAGCGCCTTGCGCGGGGCGGTTGAGTATCTGAAGGCTGGCGAATGATGAGATCGAACTGGACGCAGACGGTCATGAACGTCCTGCGTGGGTGGGGACAACAGCGCGTAGCGGCGCGGCCAGGGCCTTGCACTGGTGTACTCAAGGCCGGGGTAACTCGGTCGGATTGCCCCTCAGCGTTGGCAGCTTCCGCCCCAGCAAAACTGCCGTATTTCGTACTAGTGCTCGCGCTCGTGCTTGGACTCGCGCCCTCGCTTGCGTCCGCGCAAGTGCCGGTCCAGCCATGTTTCCTCGTGACGACGCCGGCGACAGCCAGTCCGACGGGGGTGCAGACCCAGTACTGTCAACCGTGGTCTAACTCAGACTACGGCAACGTCGTTGTGCCAGGTACCGCCAGCGTGAACGGCCTCGACCAGACGAATTATGTCGGGCGCGGCCTCGTCTGTGTCGTCAACATCACGGCGCTGACTGGCACGAGCGTAACGTTCACGATCCAGGGGAAGGACAACACGAACGGGATTTATTACACCCTGTTGGCAAGTACGGCCCTCACTGGGACTGGCACTGACGTACTAACGGTGTACCCGGGCGTGACTGCTGCCAGTAGCGCGACTGCTGTGCTCGTGAATGCAGTGGTGCCGAGAACATGGCGGGTGATTACGACGGACTCGTCGTTGTCGGCACTTACCGCGACGGTGGATTGCAATGTTATACTGTGAAGGGTGAGGCCGATGGCACGCGTTTGGCTGACCGAGTTCGCCTCGCTGGCTAGGGATTTCGACGGCTCGCCAGTGCAAGCCGGCGCCGCCCCGGCGCTGCGGGAGCAGACGCTCGAGCTCGGCGACACGAGCAAGAAGTTCACCAACCGAACGAAGTTTGTGATGCTTTACGCCGATGAGCTGGTGATGCTGGACTGGGGGCAGGGTCTTGCCCATCCGCTGCCGGCGGGGACGAGATTCTACGGCGTGAGCGCAAGCACGACGATTACGGTGAAGGAGTTTGTGAGATGATCTCGCTAGCAGGCGCGGCCCAGACTGCTGGAACGCTGGAAGCCCTGGTCAAGGGCCTTGCTGCGCTGACGGATCTGAAGGCCCTGGGCCAAGCCGCGAGCGAGCTTCGTGCGGCGGCGAAAAGCGCCGGCGAGGCGCAAGCCAAGGCCGAGGGCGCGGCCGAGGTCGCTGCTGCTGCAAGCTCAGGGCTTGACAAACGCGAGGCCGCACTAGCGGCCGGCGAGGCCAAGCTGTCGGACAGCGTCGGCGAAGTGGAGGCCGCGAACGTCGAGCTGGGCGCTTCGCGCCGCACCCTGGCGACGAAAGAGGCTGAGCTGGCGGCGAAGGCGGCGGATTTTGCGAAAAGCTCGGCGAAAGCGCAAGCGGACCTGGCCGCCGCGACGAAGATCAGGGACTCGGCGCTGGCGCTTCGAGAGACTGCGCTGCGCGCGAGCGAAGCCGCGCTGGCAGACCGCGAGGCGAAAGTGTCCGCGCGGGAAGCAGCGGTGCTCGCGCGGGAGGAGAAAATCGCTGGGTTTGCTGGATCGCTGCGCCCGACTGGAGATGGGTCGTTGCAGAGCATATTGGCTGCGAAGTGAGTGAACTCGGCGCCCTTGCCAACCGCGGGAGCTGCTGTATCAGCGCGAACGACGCCTCTGGCGCCCTGGCATCTGGGGGCTTTGCTGATCAGCAGGTACTCCCACAGCAGTACAACCGTGCGATGCTGCTGGTGTTCAACCTGTCGACGACGGAGCAGCTCTGGATCAACTTCACCCTGCCCGCTGGCGAAGCCGGTGCTCCTGGACTCGGTGCCTTGCCACTCGACCCGCTCCGCGAGTGGAAAATGATCTTCCCCTCTCCGGTGTTCAATGACTCGGTGCATCTGGCGGGGGCGAGTGTGGGGCACCCATTTGTCGTCAAGTATGGCTAAGCGCCAGTGCCTCGCGCTGGCCAGTCTCGCTTCGCTGGCGTTCGCGTCGCTGGCGGGCACCGCCCACGCTGCTGACTCGGCCATTGTGGTGAGTACCTGCGGTACGCTGCCGCAAGCGTATGTCCCAGGGCAGCTTTCGATATTGACTCAAGATACAACCGGGACGCTTTGCACTGTTGGTGGTGGGGGAAGCGGCGGGGGAACTGTTGCGCAGGGAACCCCTGCGGTGGCCTCGGCCGCTTGGCCTGTTGACATTGTCGTTGGCGGGGTTGTTGTTGATCCGAGGATCATCAGCGGCAGCGTAAGCGTGAGCAGCGGTAGCGTAAGCGTCTCGAACTTCCCGGCGACTCAGCTGGTGTCCGGCACCGTTGCTGCTACGCAAGGGACCTCGCCGTGGGTCGACTCGGTGACAGGGAGCGTCACGGCGAACGCCGGCACGAATCTGAACACGTCGCTGCTGGCGCTGGAAAGCGGCGGGAACCTTGCGACCCTCGCGGGCGGTGTTAGCTCAAGCAAGTACCAGATCAGGGCGCTGACAAGTGCTGATGTCGTGACCACTGCTCAAGGGGCTGCTGCTAGCACTAGCTCGCCCTGGCCTGTCGATATCGTCGTTGGCGGCGTCGCGATTGACCCTCGGATCATTAGCAATTTCCCCTCGTCGTTCTCGATCTCGAACTCGACACTTGCTGTAACACAGTCGACTTCTCCGTGGGTCACGAGTGGGACGACGACTGCAACGCAGGGGACGGCGGGCAGTGCCTCGGCAGCGTGGCCTGTGGGGATCGCTGTCAGCGGAGCGATTGTCGATCCGAGGAGCATTCGGGCGCTTACGTCTGCTGACGCGGTGACGACAGTCCCGCCGAGCAATGCTTCGACCAACGTGACGCAGTGGAACACGACGAGTCTTGGCGTGCCCACGGCGTATGGCACCGCGCCGACGACGGGGAATTACCTGGGCGCGAACGTGTTTGTGACGAATACGCCTACAGTAAGCGGAACTGTGACGGCGAACCAGGGTACGCATGGCACCGCCGCGAACGGGTGGTTCTCCGAGCTGACGGACGGGGTCAATACTGCTGGGGTGGCGCCCGCCGTCACTGCTGCTACGACGAGCCAGCCGGCGGTTGTCGTGGCATCGTCCCCGAACACGATTGCCCAAGACAATGTCTCGCAGGTCGGCGGGACTGCCGTCGCGGCACAGGCTAAGGGTACTCAGGCCTCGAACTTCTTCCCGACACAGGACGTGATAAACTCCGGCCGGACCGAGGTCAATTACTATGCAACTGGCGCTGCCGCCGGCGCGACGACAGTTGAGACCCTGCTTACACTGACACAGGCAAGTGGTACTGGTGCGACGACAACTGGGACGAGTTTCGTCATCACAGCTGGCAAGACGTTCCGGATGACTTCGCTGACGTTTGCGACCCGGGGAAACACTGCGACAGCGACAGCACAGATCACTACGTTTTCGCTTAGGATCAACACTGGTGGGACGTGCGTGGTAACGTCGACTCCGATCGCCTTCCAAGCAGTGAGTGGGGCTGCTGCTACGCTGGCAGCGTTCGATCGATTTCAGGTCCCGATACCGGATGGCTGGGAAATCGCTGGGAATGGGACCCTGGCGATCTGCGTCACAGCCAACTCGACGTTCGTAACGAATGCGCCGACGCTGGATGTGGAGATTACAGGGTTTCAGTATTAACTCAAACGAGGAATGGAACTAGCAATGCTGCAACTGACATACACGGCCTATTCGGTCTTCCAACCCGCCGTCGCAGCGATGGCGACGCAACTTGGCTCCGCTCCGTTCGTGGCGTATTTCGAGCCGGGGGACGGCAACTGTCAAGTGATTGCGATGTGGTCCCAAGTGGTTATGACTGTCGATCAGATCGGCATTCCGCCGTCGCTGTTGACGGACTTCCCTTCCGCTGTGACGTGTGATCTCGGAATTGCGATGATCTAAACGCCAGTTCGATTATGCTGCCCATCGAACTGGAAATGCAAGCGCGGCGGCTAGGAGACGAGAAATGCGAAGCATGAAACTGCTCGCGCTTGCCGGACTTGCAGTGGCAAGCGTGACGACGGCGGCGCTGGCCGCTGGGTTGTACACGAATGGCGTCCCGGTTGCGGGCGGTAGCCAGTATCCGGGTACGATCCCACTGACAGGGAATGAAACTGTGCCCGTGGATACGAACCTGACGCAGGGGCTGAACCCCGCGAGCGAGGCGGTCACCGTCTCGCAGCTGCTGACTGCTGTCGGGCAACCGGCGACGCCCAGGAACTTCCTGGTCAACGGCGCGCACAATGTTAACCAGCAAGGAACTGCTGCCATCGTCGGCGGGACGACCACGATCACTGCGCTGCAGTTCGCCGCGGACCGCTGGTTCGTGGACACGAACGTGGGCTCTGGCGCTGGCGAAGCCCAGATTATCACGGCCTCACCGGCGCCGCCCCCTGGCTTCACGCAGAGCGTGAAACTCTGGCGGAACTCCGGCGCGCTGCTGCAGCCGGTGTGTGAGATCCAAGAGGTCGAAACGACCAGAGCGACCGAACTCCAGGGCAAGAACGTGGTGTTCTCGGTGTTATTGCAGCCGCTGGCGGCGCTGACCTCTCTAAACGGTGCTGTGAGTGCGTATGTGATCACTGGGACTGGCACCGACCAGGGGCTGGGGACCCTGACGGCCTCACCCGCGATCACGCCGGCGTGGACGAACATCGCCGGTGGGACGAGCCCTGCTGCGACCTGGAACCTCGGATTGACGGCGGTCTGGACGCGGCAGTTCACCCCAGCAGTTGCCATTCCTGCGACTGCGACCGAGGTCGGGGTCGAGCTCTGCTTCACTCCGGCGACGGTCACGTCTGGCGTGACTGATGGCTTCGCCGAGGTCGGGGATCAACTCGAGATCGTGACTGGCACGAACTCGAACCCCGGACCGAGTCAGTTTGAAAATCGCTCGCTGGCGGATGAGCTCCGGGACTCGGAACGGTTCTTCTGGCAGTTGAACGAACCGGCGAGCGGCGCGGCTACGCCGTTGATGTGCGGGAACGTCGCCTCGGGCAGCCAAGTGTGCCCGTTCGCGCTGCCGGTGCAGATGCGTGGGACGACCCCGGTGGTGGCGATCCCGACCACTGGGACGTTCAAGCTCAATATCAGTGGCACCACCCCGACGACCTGGACGAGCCCGACCGCTGGCACCTGCTCGACTACTGCTTGCACGGTGACTGCGACGACGACCGATGCGACCATTGGCTCGATCTCTGGGCTGAATGGCGGTGGCGGCAGCGGTGTGATCACTGTCAAGTCAGATGTGGTGATGTGAAGGCACGGCACGCCGCGAAGCGGCCGTGCTCATGGTGAAACTGAGGCGGACTTCGCCCCTGGGGTCCGCCTCTTTTTTGCCGCGAAGCGGCGCCCTGTAGCCATCCTTGACCATCAAACAATGCCCTTAGCAACTGCCACCCCTACCATCGACGTTGAGTTCCCTGCCCCGTTCCACTGCCTCTTCCAGCCAAAACGGACGAAAGTCCTCTGGGGAGGGCGAGGCGGCGGGAGAAGCTGGGCGTGTGCTCGCGCACTGCTACTGATCGGTGCGCAGAGGCCAATTCGCGTGCTCTGCGCTCGGGAACTCCAGAACTCGATCGCCGAGTCAGTTCATAGACTGCTGACCGATCAGATCGACAAGCTTGGCCTCTCGCACTTCTACGAGATCCAGGTCGGGAAGATCATCGGCCTGAATGGCACGACATTCTCGTTCGAGGGCATTCGCAATAACACGACGAAGATTAAGAGCTACGAGGGCGTTGACTTCTGTTGGGTGGAAGAAGCTGAGACGGTGTCGAAGAAGAGCTGGGGGATCTTGATCCCGACCATTCGGAAGCCCGGCAGCGAGATCTGGATCACGTTCAATCCAGAACTCGAGACTGCCTACACCTACAAGCGATTTGTGAAAGAGCCGTCGCCAAACTCGTTCGTTGTTAAGACGACCTGGCGCGACAATCCCTGGTTCAAAGATAGCCCCATGTATGGGGAGATGGAGGAAGAGCGAAAGCGGGATTATGACTCGTATCTGAACATCTGGGAGGGTCAATGCCTCCAGATGCTCTCTGGCGTCGTGTTCGCGAAGGAACTACGGGCGGCAGCGGCTTCCGGTCGGATCTGCAGCGTGCCCTGGGATCACGAAACCCCCGTTGACACGTTCTGGGACCTCGGCCGGCGCGACATGACGAGTATCTGGTTCGCGCAGCGAGTTGCGATGCAGTGGCGGGTTCTGGAGTACTATGAGAACTCCGGCGAGGACATTACGCATTATTTGAAATACTGTCAGAACCGTCCCTACGTCTATGGCAACACTGTGATGCCACACGACGCGGAGAATAAGCTGTTGGTAGCAAAACGCTCGGTGAAACAGATCGCGCAGGGGATGGGCTTTCGTGTGCAGATCGTGAAACGAACGAACAAGAAGGCGAACGCGATCAATGCTGCTCGGATCATCTTCCCATCATGTTATTTCGACGAGACTCAGTGCGAGGAGGGCCTTAACCGGCTTCGCAGGTATAAGTACGATGTGGAGAATGAGGGGGATGACGACGAGCAGCTGTCGGCAGAACCGCTGCATGATGAGAACTCAAATGGCGCTGATGCGTTCATGACGATGGGGCAGTACATCAAACCACCGAAGGCTCAGAGCAAGCTGGCAGACAAGCTCAAGCGCGTCCGCAACGTGTTGATGGACGACGCCCCCGGTACCGGGTGGATGGGCTGACGCCAGATGGCCTCGTTCGCAACAATTCATGAGAAGCAGGGTAAGTTCACCTGGCATATCTTCTCTTATAACATGCGGCTGATCGCGCAGAGTAGTCGCTCATTTAACCAGCTGCACCATGCGCGTGATGCGCTGAAGCGATTTGTACGTGCGTTGGGGAACGTTGATATTCGAGCGGGTATCGTACGTGAGCGCTGACCCGACTCCTGCAAGCACTGGAGACCCACTGATCGACGAGGCGCGGAAGCGCTTCCAGCGGTGTCTGGAGTGGGAGTCGATAGCTCGCGAGCGATTTCTGAATGATCTGAAATTCGCCCATGGCGACAGCGACAACGGGTATCAGTGGCCGAACGCGATCCGCCGGGCGAGGGACGTTGATACGAGGCCGTGCCTGACGATGAACGTTGTCCGGCAGCACAATTTGCAAATCACCAACGAGTTCAAGCAGAACAAGAGTGCCGTTGGCATCCGCGCCGTTGGCAACGGCGCCACTGCGGAGGCCGCGACGCTCTGGGAAGGTGTTGTTCGCCATATCGAGTACCGCTCAAACGCCCAAGCCGCCTATGACACCGCCGCAGAGTTCTGCGTCTACGGTGGCATCGGCTGGTGGCGGCTCCACACCGACTACGTGGACGAGAACTCCTTCGACCAAGAGGTCTTCATCCGGCGGATCGAGGACCCGCTCACCGTCTACTGTGACCCGGACGCCCGCGAGCGGGACAAATCCGACATGAACTTCGCGTTTGTGTTCGATCTCGTGCCTCGAGACGAGTTCGAGGAAGCCTATCCGAAGCTCAAGAACATGGCCTCGCTGTCGCCGCTGGGTGTCGGCAGTCCGGACTCCGACTGGGTCACTCGGGATCATGTTCGGGTGTGTGAGTACTGGCGCAAGGTCCCGCGCCATGATCGGCTGCTGAGCTTCATGGACCCGGCCTCGGGTCAGCGCAAGCTGCTGCGCGAATCGCTCGCGCCGAAGGAGGTAGTTAAGGGGATCATCGATGACCCGCTGACCCGCATCCGCGACGTGTGGGAGGATGTGATTGAGTGGAAACTGATCGTCGGGGACGAGGTCGTGGATGAGACCGAGTGGATGGGGAAGTACATCCCGCTGGTGCCGGTGCTGGGCGAAGAGACTCGGATCGAGGGCGTGCTTGACCGCAAGGGCCACACTCGGGCGATTAAGGATGCCCAGCGTATGTTCAACTACAACGCGAGCTCGCAGGTCGAGTTCGTGGCGTTGCAGGGCAAGACGCCCTGGGTTGCGCCGGCGCAGGCTATTGAGGAGTATGAGACGTATTGGAACACTGCCAATACGCAGAACCATGCGGTGCTGCCATACAACCACACGAATGACGACGGGGCCGAGATCCCTGCCCCGCAACGAACCGAGCCGCCGTCGGCGGCACCGGCCTACGAAGCCGGCATGCAAACCGCGTTCAACCAGATGATGATGGCCTCTGGCCAGTGGCAGAACCAGATGGGGATGCAGGGGAATGAACGGACTGGCGACGCGATTGCGAAGCGGCAGGATCAGGGCGACACCGCCACGTTCCATTTCCGAGATGCCTATGAAGCTGCGCTGCTGCTGACGGGGAAGATGATCATCGATCTGGTGCCCAAGGTCTACGATACGAAACGAGTGCTGATGCTCCAAGCCGATGATGGGACGGATCTCGAGGTCGAGATCGACCCGACAGCGCGGCAGGCACTGCAGCAACGGCTGGCGCACAACGGCCAGGTCATCCGCCGAATCTTCAACCCGAGTGTCGGGCAGTACGATGTGATCTCGCAGCCGGGGAAGGCTTTTGGCAGCAGGCGAGAAGAAACTGTCAAGGCGATGACCCTGATTCTGACGCAGAACCCCGCGCTCACTGGTGTGATTGGCGACCTGCTGCTGTCGGCGATGGACTTCAAGGAGGCGCAGGAGGCCGCAGTGCGGCTCAAGCGGATGGTCCCGCCGATGGCGCTGGGTAAGGGGCCGACTCAGGCTGAGCAGGCACTTCAGCAACAAGTGGCCCAGCTGCAAGCCGCGCTGGCGAAGTCGCTCGAACGTGTGGCGAAGGACACGGTCAAACTCGCGGGTAAGGACCAGATGCGGGATATTGACGCCTACGACTCCGAGACCCGCCGGATGGCCGCGCTCGCGGACATGCTGCCAGAGGAGGACGAGGGTGTGCGGAGCATCATTAGGCAACTGGTGGACGAGGCCCTGCAAACGTCGCTCGTGCCGATTCTGAAGGCGAACTCGTCTGGGCTGTCGGCCCAGAGCGACGACGATGCGCCACCGGCTTCGCCAGTCGCGAATGGTGCTAGCGCCAGCAATGCCCTTGGCGGCAGCGGCGAGTGGTATCTGTCCGATCCAACTCGGCGCTTGCGTACGATGCGAATTGGGCCTCTGGCAACACAACATTGAGGATTGCGTAGCATGACAAAGCTCATCGCGACGACCCAAGCTCAGATCCTCGGCGCGATCTCGCCGCTGGGCAAGGCCAGTGTCCCGGTGCTGCTGAACCCGCCGGCTGCAGCGGTGACGGCGCTGGCGAAATCGACTGGCGTGGACGTTTCCGTCCTCGTGGACTCGAGCGGCCTGCCCCTGCTAGCGTGGCCCATGGGGCAGATCGGACACGGTGATTTCGCGACTGTGCCGGAGCTGGCCAAGTACGCAACCAACGTCTATAACCACGTGAGGCAGAACGCCGCGAGCGGGAACTGGTACAATTAGGAGATCGGGATTGCCAGCACTGCCGCGCTCGCGCCCGCGGCGTATCTGTCCGCGTTCGCTGGGCTCATGGCGACCTGACACCACCAGCGATAGCGAAGAGGAGGCGAAGTCGTGCCTGCACACTGTCATAAGCTGCTGGCTGAGACTGCCAAGGCGATGGCCCATGAGTTGTACGACAAGATGATGCTGGACAACGAGTGGTACGCCATCTGGAAGAAAAGAAATCCGGGTGCGAACGCGCTCGCGTTGGAAAGCCGGTTCGTGGCGAAGAACTGGGGGAGGCTCGTGCCGCAGGCCCGGGCCATCCTCGGGCAAATGCTTGGAAACCCATCGTTAGACCCTTCACAAGCCGAACAGATCTATGATGCACTAGTGCTCGACAACTCCCTCGTCCGAGGACGTGGCGCGGCGACGCCACGGCAGCATTGAGGAACCAGAAATGGCCGGAGAACCGACCCCAGCACCCGAGCCGGCAAAGCCGGCGCCATTGGCCGCTCCTGCTGGTGATCCGGCACCCGAGCCGGCGCAGACGCCAGAACCGGCAACGCCGCCATCGCCTTCGCCAGCGCCCGAGCCTGCCCCCGTCGCCGAGCCTACCGACTGGCGAGACCGCCGCATCGCGCAGCTGACTGCGCGACTGCGCGCAGAGGAGGCGAAGAACGCTGCCGCGGCGAAGACGCCGGCTACGCCAGCAGACCCGGCTGCGCCACCGCCGGTGGCTGCTGCTGATGACGCGGAGGTCAACCGGCGTGCTGCCGCGATCGCCGCGCAGAACGAGTTCAATCGCTCGTGCAACGAGACAGCGGCCGCCGGCCGCCAGCAGTTTCCGGACTTTGACACTCGGGTTGCCGAGCTGGTCAAGACCATCGATCAGAAGGATCCGAGTCAAGTCTCGGCGTATAACTCGTTCCTGGCCGCTGCCATCGAGACCGGGGAAGGGCCGAAGCTGATCCACGCGCTGGGCGGGGACTTGAACGAGGCGAGCAGGATCATGGCCTTGAGCCCGGTGAAGATGGCGATCGAACTGACAAAGCTGGCGACCGGGGCCACGCCCATGACCCGCGCTCCGAAACCCGTCACGCCGGTTGGCAGCCGTGGCACCTCGCACGAGGCCATCGACGCCTCCGACCCCGAGCGCTCCGACAAGCTCGACACTGCCACCTGGATGAGGCGGCGAGAGGCTGAACTCGCGGCCAAGAATGGCGCGGCGCGCTAGCGCGCGCAAGCGGTCTCCTGGTCGCCCGCACTAGCGCGACCTCGCCGAGACAGCGGCTCTCTCCGCTGGCAGTCTCCTGGTCGCCTGCGCTTCGCGATCTCGCCGGACGTTCGCAGCCGTCCTCGCTGTTACGCTGCCGCCGGTCTGGCCCCGTCTTGGCCTGCTCGCCCACCAGTTGAGCATGGGCAACTCGAACCCCGTCAAGTGGTCTGGAAGCCCACTGACGCTAACAACTGGAGTGCGTAGCAATGGCTAACAGTCTTCTTACCATCTCGATGATCACGCGCGAAGCAGTAAGGCTATGGAAGAACTCGAACGCCTTCCTGATGAACGTGGACATGCAATACGACGAATCGTTCGCTGTCAGCGGCGCCAAGATCGGCTCGACCCTTCGCATCCGCCTGCCGAACGACTTCACCGTCACGACCGGGCCGGCGCTCAGCGTGCAAGACACCGCGGAGCAGTCGACGACCCTGGTGCTGGCAACCCAGCAGCACGTCGATGTGTCGTTCTCGACGGTGGACCGAACCCTGTCCCTCGACGACTACAGCCGGCGAATCCTCGCCCCGATGGTCAACGTGCTCGCCGGCGCGGTCGCGGTCGGGATCATGGGCGGGGCAGAGGGCGGGATCTGCAATTTCGTCGCGAATCAGGACGTCAACAACAATATCCTCTCGCCGATCGCCAGCACCTATCTGAACTCCGGCGCGCAGCTCGACCTGAACTCGTCCCCGATCGCCAATCGCAAGATTGTCAACAGTCCGGTGACTGAGGCCCGCGTCGTTGCGGCGCTCACCGGCCTGCTGAACCCGGCGAGCCAGATCAGCCGTCAATACGTTACTGGCCGGATGTACGACGCCCTGGGCTTCATCTGGATGAAGGACCAGACCGCGATCGCGCACACGACAGGGACGCTGGCGCAAGGCTCAGCCACCGTCGCCGGCGCGAACCAGACCGGGCTCAACCTGACCGTCGGCGCACTCGCCGGCTCGCTCAATGTCGGGGACATCATCACCATCGCTGGCGTGTTCCAGGTCAACAGGGTCACCAAGCAGTCGACGGGCCAGCTGCGCCAGTTCGCGGTCACTGCGAACGTGGCTGTTGGCGCGACGAGCATCCCGATCTACCCGGCCCTGATCCCAGGCGTAGGTGGGCAGGCGGTGCAGTACCAGACCGTGACTGTGAGCCCGGCGAATGGCGCGGCGGTCAACCCCGCGAATGGCCTGGCGGCCAGCGTGACCTACCGCAAGAACTTCGCGTACGCACCAGAGGCTGTCACGCTGGCAACGGCTGATCTGGAAATGCCCCGAGGCGTGCACGAGGTCGCCCGCGAGTCGTTCGACGGGGTCTCGATGAGAATGCTGACGGCGTACGTGCCTGGAACGGACCAGATGGTCACGAGGCTCGATGTGCTGTATGGATTTTTGTGGTTGCGTCCAGAATGGGCATGTGTAGTGGCCGATCAAGTCTAAACGAGGTGCGAGATGGAAATTCAGAGGGTCCTGACTGACAAGCTGAAAGATCTCCTGGAGTACAACCCTGAGACAGGGGAGTTCTTCTGGAAGGTCCCTCCTACGAGGTCGAAGGTGAGAGCTGGTGATCTCGCAGGTTCAGTTTACAAGAACGGCTATCGGTACATCCAGATCGAGACTTTGGATTACCGGGCAGGTCGCTTAGCCTGGTTCTTCATGACTGGTCAGGACCCGGTCGATTTCGTCGAGCACAAAGACGGCGTCCGTGATAATAACAGATTCACGAACTTGCGTCTCGCGACGAACAGTCAAAATCAGGCAAACGCATTCTGGTCAACTAACACCTCTGGCTTCAAAGGCGTCAGCTGGCAACCATCGCGCGGTAAGTGGATTGCTGTTATTACTGTCGATGGCGTTGCCAAGAACCTCGGTCGGTACACAAGTATCGTCGACGCTGCTCGCGCGTACAAACGAGCAGCTATTGCGGCTTGGGGTGAGTTTGCACTCGTGCCGTCTGATGACGAAATCGTGGCACTAGCCGAGGCGATTGAGGAGCGTCAGCAAACGCCAACCAAATCACCCTCTGACATAGGACTCTAACTCATGGACCAAGAGAAGAGAGACAAACTGCGCTCGCACCTCGCGGGCGTGCATGGCGAGCACCCCCAACGCGCGTACCTCGCCAACGCGGCGTTCGACTCGATCCTCGCCGGGGTCGATGAGCTGGCGAAGCTCGGTCACAGGTTCGAGCTGGTGGCGTTCGAGGCATCGCCGCCACAAGAGTGGCCCAAGATGTACTACCACGATGCCCTGGCCCCCAGCGGCTTCACCGTCGACAGCGAGGACGAAGTCCCCTCTGGCCCGGGGTGGCGGACGACGCCGCTGTCAGCGCCAGTAGCCGAGACACCGCCGTCACCGCCGCTAGCGCGCAGCGTCCCGCGCGAAGCGCCCTAATGCCGCTCAAACGCGGCAGCAGTCGAAAGGCTATCTCGGCCAATATTAAGACCGAAGTGGCTGCTGGCAAGCCGCAGAAACAGGCGGTTGCCATTGCGCTTTCGCAGTCTCGTCGGAAAGCAAAACCAAAGGAGAAATGATCATGGCAACTCGTGGAAGTGTCCGCTCTCGCCGCTTCACCATCTACGACGCGATGGACGCGCGGGGCGATTTCGAGTCCAACCCCGCGAACGCGATCTCGCCGGAGTACAAGAAGGCCGAGTTTCCAAAAATGTTCTACCACCCACTCGGCGAGGAAAAGATTGTCGTCCCAGCGGAGATTATCGTGACGCCGCTAGGCCCGAAGGCAGTCGGCGAGCAGCGCGAGATCATCAACCGGACGGTCAACAACGAGGCCGAGGAACGAGAGGCGCGAAGCGCAGGCTGGCACGACCACCCGTCGAAGGCCATCGCTGCTGCTGGCAAGGACGCCCCTGCCGTCTCCTCCGACGAGACGATCAAGGAACTACAAGCGCAGCTGGCGCAGATGCAACGCGCGCTGGCGGATGCGCAGGCCCTCCAGCTGGGTGCATTGCGACCGAGCGGGGCGACGCAGCCCGCTGCCGGGGCCAAGGTCACAAAGGCCAGCTAACAATGCTTCGTCGACTCACCATTGGACTGGCGCTCGCGCTTGCGCTGTCGTCATTGCTGGCGCGAAGCGCGAATGCCCAGTTCTCCTGCAACACCTACCCCTCAGCGACGATGCTCGCCGAGTTCGGCGACAACGCGCCCCTCGGCTCGATCACCCCCGCCTACGTTCGGAACATCATCTGCTCCCAGCTGAACTTGTTCGGCGGGACGATGCTCGGACCGTTGATCACTGCTCCGAACACCCTCGGCGCTGCCGGGTTCACGCTGGGGCTAAGCTCGACCGCCCCGGCAAGCCCTCAAAACGGCAATATCTGGCTCTTGTCCAGCGGATTGTTCTTCCAAAACAACGGCGCGACTATCGGCCCGATCACTGGCGCGAGCGGCGCCACGAGCGCCACTGGAGATTGTACTGGCACTGCAAGCTCGAACGTGCTATCGCTCGCGTGCGCTCCGCTCGCGCACCTTGCCTCTCCAAACACGTTCACTGGCGCGAATTATTACGCCGGGCCGGCCCAGGTTCTTTCCAAGATCGTCTCCGGGATATACACCGTCCTAGTGACAGATCCTCAACGTCTCAACGTGAATGTGGCCTCGGCCACAGCTACGCTGAACTTCTACACCTCACCTCCCCCCGACCAGTGCTACACTATCAAGGACTACAACCGCAACGCCGCCGCGAACTCGATCACGCTGGTGGCTGGTGCTGGCACCACGATTGAGGGCTCTGCCAGCAAGGTCCTCGGCGGCGGCGCCGGGACGAATGGAGTCTCAGTAACGATGTGTTTCACCCAGTCCACTAATAACTGGGACTTCGAGTGACCTCGCGCGGGATCAAACTCGTGCTGGGCTTCGTCGCGCTCGCGCTCGCACTCTTCAACCCACTTTACGGGGATCTGCGCTTCTCGGCTGGGAATTGGACTGTTAGACACTGGAGCCTTGTTCCTGCTGTCGAGCGCGCCTGCGCGGGCGAAGCCCTGGCGTTTCCGCTAGTGACTGGCGGAGCCTATCCATGCGCCGCAGCGATGGCGACGACGTACACGCTCACAGGCCCGTCTAGCGGCAAGGTCGGTATCGCCTCCAGCAACTACACTGTCACCCCGACAGGCGGCACCGCAACGGCTGTCGTGACGCCTGCTGACACGACAAACGAGTGCATCTTCTCCCCGACCACTGTCACGTTCGCGGGCACCGGCGCGCTGACGTTCACCTGCGTGCCGCTGGTAGCGGCGAGTGGCACCGTTGCCACGACAAACAACGGTGGGCTCACTGATCCATCTGGCCTCGCGCTAGCTGTTCCGAACCTCGCGACGACCTGGGGGTATCCCGGATTTACGAGCACACTTTCGACGAATGGGGCGACGTTGGTCACTAGTGTTAGCGGTGATCCGTTCAGTGGGACAAACGCGGCAACCCTCACTGAAGACACCTCAACTGGTGTCCATTTCATCGACAATTCACCAGCACCAGACACCCAAACCGCGAACACGTCGTATACGTACTCGACGATGGTCAAGCAAGGGAGTGGGACGCGAAATGCGAGCGTTGGGGTCTGCGATAGCACCTTTGCAGCCTGTCTCGTTGGGATTTTCAACCCGTCCACTTGCGCGTTCGTCTCGGATGGCAGCACTGGCGGTGACGCTCTTACTTCTCACCTCTCGATCTCGCTGTCGAATGGCTGGTGTTTGATCGAGGTTGTTGGAACTCTCGGCAACTTCACCTCAGTGTTTGAAAACACGATCATGTATTCTGGTACGACGGAGAGTTACACAGGGAACGGAACCTCGTTCATCTTGATGTCCTATGGCATTGTGAGGGAATGAATATGCGAGAGCCACTGGTGGCCTGGAGCATCGCCTTGCTAACGCTGGCAACGCTAGTGACTGGTGTGAGCGCCGCTGCGAATTACTGCGGCGGCGGTGCCGCCGGAAGCGGCCAGGGCGGGCTGACATGCAATTTCTACGCCTCGCCGAGTGGCAGCGACAGTAACGCTGGAACAAGCGCCTCGCCGTTCCTCACCCCAGCGAAGCTGCAAACAGCGCTTCGCGCGGCGGGTTCTGGCAACCAAGTCGGGTGTTTGAAATCTGGGACATACACGCTGACAAGTGGACTGACCTTCGGCTCCACCGATAACAACGAGACCTGGCAATACGACCCAGCGTCCGGTGTGAATACCGCGAAGATTGCTGGAGGGGGTAATGTCCCGGTTTCGTTTAATGGAGTTACGAACTGGACTTGGAATGGCATCGCGATTAGCGGGTGCGCTGCCACTTGCGTTAACACTCCAAACGTCGCGCTTGACACCAATCTCGTGGTCGAGAACTCAGACATCTCTGGCACCAGCTCGAACACTGGCGGTGCGCTTGGCTCTGGCATTATCGATATCGACGATTGCTCGAACTGCACATTTGCCAACAATTACCTGCACAATGGGCAAGGGCCTGGAATTGCGCTTGGTGCTTATAACACTGGAGATACCATCGCCGGTGCTGTTGTGTCACAAAACGTGGTCATTGGTGTTTGTAACACGCTGGATGACTGCGGTGGCATTTATGTTATAATGAATGGGAATTTCCCTACCAATTCAGGTGCAACATCGAACCCGCTCACGATCAAGAACAACTTTGTCCAAGACATCGGCTTTGCCGAGACAAGCGGCAACGGCTTCCGCGACGTGTATCTTGACAACGACAGTTCCCTTGTAACTGTGACTGGGAATATCCTCGCGCCCCAGGTTCCTGGGGCCAGAATTGCCCAAAGTTCCACTATGTTTATGAATGGAGGGGATGGGAATATCTGGACTGGTAACGTCATTGATAATGGCACGAGTAATACGACTCCGGCGTTGGGCGCCGGGTTCTGTGGTCAGGGTGGCGGGCAGACCTGCACAACTCCCACCGCGTCACCGAATAGCATCTCGAAGAATATCGTATTGATGAACTTCTCCGGCGCGAACGCGTATGCGATTTTCAGCTTCGGAAACCATCAGTGGGGTACTGGATATGCTTCGGCGCCTGGCGGTCCAAGTGCGTGGATTACGATTTCCTCGAACGATTACCACAATAAAGCAGGGGGAAGTGAGGATACGACTGGCAGCGACGTGAACGACGCAAGCCCAAACCACTCCAACCCTGGATGCAGTGGGGCGTTGTATACGTTCTCGGCGTTACCAAGTGGATTTGTTGATCCTATTCTTGCCCGCGTCGCTGGTCCGCCAGGGTTCGTGATCCCAGCACCAATCGCAGTGCATTCCTGCTAGCGCAATGATACTTGACCCGTCAAATACGACAGTTGGTGACATCGTCAACGCGGCGCTTCGTGAAAGCGGTGCAATTGGCGTCGGGCAGACCCCCACTGGCGATGATCTCAGCGATGCCCAGGCGAGACTGCAATGGATGCTGCAGCAGTGGGAGCGGAAGCGCTGGTTGATTTATCACCTAGTTTCGTTCTCGATCGTCTCGACCGGCGCGCAGTCGTACTCGGTCGGCCCCGGTGGGGCGCTCAACACCCAGCCATCGGCGTTTAACAATCAGTTCAACTCGGCCTTTGGCTCGAACCAGGCGAGGTCCGTCCGCCCGGCGAGGATCGAGAGCGCGTTCTTGCGGCAGATCGTACAGTCGCAGCCCAATCAGATCGACTACCCGCTCGAGCGGCTCGAGTCCATGGAGGACTACAATCTCATCCGGCTCAAGCAGTTGCAGTCTTTTCCCAGCTGGTTCTTCTACGATCCGAGCTGGCCCCTCGGCACAATCTATCCCTGGCCGGTGCCGCAGCCGGCGATCTACGAGCTGCACATCTCGATCCTGGAACAACTGCCGATCGGCTTCGCTACCCAGGCCATCCCGATCAACCTACCCTATGAGTACTACGCCGCGATGTACCTGAACCTCGCTATCCGCCTCAAGTCGAAATACGGAATGAGGCTGGACCCGGGTGACCCGCTGGTGTCCCTGGCAAAGGACTCGTTGAATGTCCTGCGCGGCGCGAACACGGCGATCGCACGGTTGCAGATGCCCAGGGACATCCTCCGCCGGGGGCTCTACAATGTGTTCTCTGACACGATGTATTAGCAACGGCGGCACGCGCCGTTTTGAGTGAAAAGGAACCACGCTCATGTCTTTCTCTTCCATCTTGCAATACTTCTCGTCGTTCGTCCCAGGTTCACGTCTGGTGGACGGTGGGGACTGCTTGAACCTGGTCAAGCTCCAGATCTCCGCCGTCAACGGTATCACCGCCCTCGCCGGCGGAGGCCAAGTCGGGGCGACACCGCTGACGGCGTATCTCAACGAGGTGACTGGCGCAGGCGCGGGCGGGACGGACTCGGTTATGCTGCCGCTGGGCCTGCCGGGCCTCGAGGTCACGGTGATCAATGATAGTGGCCAGTCGATTCAGGTGTTCGGCCAGACGCTGAACCCGAACACTGGCCTCGGCGATACGATCGCGCCGCATAACTCGATCGTCCAAACCGCGAGCGCGACGGGAGTCACCCTCGCGAATGCGGCGTCGGCGGTGTACTCGTGTTTCGCGCCGGGGAAGTGGAAGCAGCAACTTAACACGTAGCAGTAGCAAGGACGGCGGAAAGTGGCTCGGTTGGCGCTCATCGGTGGTTCGTACTCTGCGAGGAGTATTATCTCGAACGCCCAGCGGTGTATCAACCTCTTCCCAGAACACAATCAGAAAGACGCTCCTGTCCCGCTGACGCACTATCAGCGGCCTGGACTCCGCGCGCTGACAGCCGGGCCAGTGGCCCCAGTTCGCGGCCTCTACCGTGCGAGCAACGGGAATGGGTACTGCGTGATCGGCCAGAACGTCTATGCGATCGCGAAGAACTGGGTGCTGACGTTGCTGGGCCAGCTCACCGCAGTGTCCACCACCAACGTCTCGATGATCGACAACGGGACGCTGCTGTGGCTTGTCGATGGCTCCGCGACGGGGTATCAGATAACACTGGCGACGAACGCGTTT